CGGAGGCGACGAGGAGATGAAAGAACTCCGAGGCGGTTCTAAGGATGAAATGGAAATGGAAATGTTGGATGACGCCAACATGGAAGAAGTAGAAATGGGCGACTATGGTGAGGACAAGGAAGCCCTTGAATACATGGAGAGAAAGGGTGTTGACACTCTTGACCTCTCCCCTTCTAACATTGAAAAGGCTTATGAGCATTTCCGTGCAGAAAAGGAAGAGGAGCGAGCCTACGAGTTAATTAAGAATGACTTTGAAGCCCGCTATCAGCGAGAACTTGAGATTGAGAAGGCTGAAATTGCCAAGTCCAAGTTTAACGCACAGAACGAACTTTCCCAACTCCGAGAGGAACTTTCTACCCTTAAGAAGAGTTTGGAAAACAACGAAATCGCTAAGGCACAGTCTGTTGAAGAAACGACTCGCCAACTTAGCGAAGATTTTTCCCGTGTTAGCGAGATGACTTGGGAAGAGATTCATGGTCTTTTCTCAAAGCACGAGGGAGGTATTTAAAATGAGTGGATATTTTAAGACTATTGGAGACTTGGAGCGAGCAACCTATGGATTGGGTAGCGATAACCTTATGAAATCGGAAGGTATTACTTCCGGCATTGTCGGTGAACACTTTTCGGCAACTGCTGGTAGCACCCCTGCTCTCTACAACTTGATTTACGGTCAGAAGGTTTGGTCCATGATTAACCGTGAAATCAACGCTTTGTCTATTCTTCCCAAGAAGCCTTGGAAGTCTAGCGGTTGGAGAATTCTTAAGGAGCGTGCTGTTGGTGGCGGTGCAGATACTTTTTCTGCTAACCCCGACAAACTCGGTGGAACTGCTGAAAATGCCGCACTTTCGGACATCACGAATGTTAAGCCCGAATACGATGTGCTGAGTGTAACGCCTAAGACTATCGCTCACACTTTTGAGATTTCGGAGATTGCACAAATGATGGCTGGTCTTGATGACGGTATTGGCGACCTTATTTCCAATTACCGTGAAGAGGTTGGTATTACTCACGCTGAAGTTATGAACCGACAAATTTTGCTTGACCTTACTTCTAACCAAGATGGTCTGCAACATTCCAGTCTTTCCGATGCAGAGCGAGACAGAAACCTTACTTCGTTGTATAAGATTGTTTCTAACTTTGACGAATTGGACGATTCCGGTGAAATCTTTACTAACGCTTTAGACCTTTATGGTGCTACGAGAAGTTCCGGCTCCGACCCTCACTTGGAATCCTATGTTGATACTAACTCGGGAACGGACAGAAACCTTACGGTTAACCTGCTTAACACGGCCCTTCGTAATTTGAAGGCTCGTGGTGCTGAACCAAAGGTTATTTTGACGGGCTACGATACCATTCAAACCCTCGGTGAATTGCTTCAAGCACAGGAGCGTTTCATGGGTAGAACGGAAGTGACGCCATCCCACAACGGTATTAAGGGTGTTGAAGGTAGAGAAGTCGGTTTCCGTGTTGCTACCTATCACGATGTCCCAATTATTCCTGTTAAGGATATGCCAAACAGTGGCTCGGGTGTTTCGGATATGTTAATTCTTGATACGGACCACCTGTTCCTTTGCACGCTTAAGCCTACGGAATACTTTGAAGGCGGTATTAACGCTGATGTTTTCGGTCATGGAAAGTTGGGCCACCGAGGTCTTTACCGAACCGTTGCCGAGACTGTCTGCACCTACTTCCGAGGACAGGGTAAAATCATTGACCTTCAATGAGGTGTTTTGAATGGCTCATACTGTAACAATTTTAGCAGACCATTTAGGTTTTGCTGGCCCCCGTGCTATGGGAGCAGAATATGTGGTGGATGCAATTATTGACATTACCTCTTATACTGCTGGTGGAGAAGCAATTGACGCTTCGGATTTGGGTCTTTCTCGTGTTTTGGCAGTTATGGTTACAGGTCAAACCGAGGTAACTCAGTTAGCCGTTGCTGAATGCACCGACGCTGGACTTTACGGAAATGCTGATGCTAGCGATAATACGGACGGTTCTAAGTTCACTATTGTTGTTAGTGCTAGTGGTTCCGAGGGTTCCGGCGACTTACAGGGTGTAAGGGTTAGGGCATTTGGTTTGCTTTGAGGTGAAGTAAATGAGAGTTAAGAATATTACCGGCGGGACTAAGGTTATTCTTGGAAGGGCGTATCTTGGAAACAAAGAATACGATGTCTCCGAGGACCTGCGTAATATTTTTCTAAAGAATGGATTTGAAATCTTGGGTGAGGAGGTGGCTGAAACCCCCGTTGAGGAAACCTTAGAAGAATCAACGGAGGTTGATGAAGTCGCACCCTCCCCGGATTTCTCTTCTATGACGAAGAAAGAATTACAAACTTACCTTACCGAGCAAGGTGTTGTATATCTTAGACAAAACACCAAGGCTGAATTGCTTTCACTTTGCTTAGGTGAAAGTGAAGAAGAGTAAGTTTTATAACATAGTCTCGCTTGGTTAATACCAAGAGGGAATATTATGCCTGTGAATTCTACGAAAATTACTGCGAACACTCAAGTTTCATCCATTGGTGGAACCTTTGACGGATTTATTTATTACAACGGTGCGACCGCTTCGGTTGTTTATATCTTTGACAACAACACCGCCGATGTTTCAGCCCCATTTGATTATAACAACGACCCTACGATTACCGGTCCTACGGCTGGTTTATCGGCGGGAATGTTGGTATTTGGTGATGGTATTCCGGAAGGGGCTACAATTAGTTCTATTACAGACGCACTTAACTTTGAATTAAGTGTTTCCACTACGGGGGGTTCTAAGACCGCCGAACCACTAACTTTTGTTTCGGTGGATAACCCAATTGGAAAATTCAAAATTGATGCTAACACTAGTGATGATATTCGGGGATTAGAAATTATCTGTCGCAACGGAATTAAAATCGTTGCTAATAACTTCACTACTTTGGAAGTCTTTGCCCTCACTAACTAGGGGGTTAAAGAATGACTAGAGTTCCAAACATTCGTGATTACGAGGGTTTTGCTGAGGGTGTTAATTGGACCGAGGCTTTATCCGTTAGGGTGATGGTAGATTTTATCAATTCACCGGGAAATACCACACTCGGTAGACAATTAGTTGATTGGTTTTTGAAAGACCACTCGCCATTTTCGGGCTACAACGACGAAAGGTTTGATAGTATTAACCGTAAGGCGTATCAAACTCTATTAGAAAAGGACATTGATAGTGAGGACTTTTCCCCACTAAGGGATAAAAGAGAACTCGTGGTTGAGGGTCTTTCGGGTCTAACACTTGGACAGTTAAAGGAAGGTAAGGCAGATAACTACTCGTTGGATTTAGAAGATACCGACGAGAATAAAAAACTTATCGGACAATTGGTCGGAGAGAGGATTCTTTATCCCGACGAGGAAAGGCCTTACCAGCCCTCCTATGCTTCTAAACTTGTAGAGGAATTTAAAAATCTGTTAGGCGTTGAGAGGATTGAACCATTAGAAGCACCTCTTCAAACGCAACAAGAAACCGAAGAATTTTACGATAAATACTTTAGAGATGTAGCAACACTTGACGGTCTTATCACGGCAGTTAGTGATTACATTAACTCTATGAGAACCGGCTTTACTTCAAGTGTTGCAGGTGCTATGGGTGAGGCTTACCTACCCGGAGGAAAGGATTCTAAACCCATTGAATTAGTTAACTTCTTGGCAGATTTTCAAGGAGGAATATTAGTTAGGAAAAGATACCGTGATAGGGGGAGGGCGGATAACCCTTATTACAAACCTAATGACGAGGACGACGATGAACCCGAAGAACTAAACCTTAGAAGTTTAGATGATGAAAGTTATATTGATTATCTAATCGGTCTTCCTAAATCTAAACTAGTTAATCAATTAAATAGAAGCATTAAGAGAGTCCTCAATGAAAAACTTTCGGGGTTGAAGGGATTTGACAGTTCTACTATGGAAACAGTTCTTAGAAATGTTGATTCTAAAATCAATACCAGTCTTGTTACAGAAGCGACCTCTACGGCAGGTTCCCAATATACCCCTTCCCAAGTAGGAGAATATTCAAAAGAAATTGATGACGATGTTCTCGCCAATTGGTTAGTGGATAATGAGTCCAACCTAGTAGCAGACTTTTTTGATTGGTTAATGGCTGGCGGGGGTAATGAATTTAAACGAAAAATTAATTGGAATACCCTAACTGTTTCCGGTGTGAAGGGGAGTATGCAGAAGTTAAGAAGAGTTTCCAACTTCAAGGGAAAACATGTAATAGCAGACCCTAACGCTGAACGCCAAAACACCAATGTTGTGCAAAATGCTTTGAACGCAATTAGTGATAAAGAAAAATTTGATGATATGATGGGCATGAAAAAGGTGGAGTCTTATTTTGCTCAAGACGGTCTTTTTGATGGCATAGTGGACCTGTTTAATAGATTGGACGATTTAGTTAAGAGTTCCAAAAGCATGTATAAAGTATCGGACGACGAAAGACTATTTCCCGATGTTTCTAAACTTAGAGAGAAGGCTCTTAAAGAAAAAATATTAGAGGGAGATATGGAAGAGTTTAACGATTTATATGACATCGTGAGAGAGAACATTAAAAGGTTAGAAGACACTACAAAGGAGGATGAAATTCCTCCCGAGCAAAGGGAAGAGTTTGTTTTCGTTGACTCGGATGTATTAGAGGAGGCGAATAGTTATCTAAAGGAACTTGGGACGGCTAAAAGAACTTACTTTAGCGCAATTACCACCGTGGATGTTAACTCTTTCAAAGAGGAGTTGGTTAGAGTTTTAAATGAAATGGGTAAGTCAGAAGAAGCAGACTTTATCCGTGGACAGGATTTAAATGAAATTGACAGTAAAAAGTTTTCGGACCTGTTTGATGTGGGGGAGAGTCCTTCTTCTTCTACCTTTGTTAGCATGATTAGTAAGGAATACTTTGGAGGAGAACCTAATTTTTCACAACGAGAAACAAAGGTAAAGGCGGCTAAGTTATTCCTTTTCCCAATTTTATACGAGGACTTTACTATTGGAGTAGATAAAGGACAGGTTAAATCAGCACCAGCCACTATTTCTTATTCCGGCCAACTTACTATTACCCACGACCTAGAAATTAAAGGTTTAGTGGGTGAATATTTATTTGAGGGAGAACACCAAGTTAGACCCGAAATAGGAACTCGTGCAACAGATTTTAGTGTTGGTAGGGGGGCCACCCGAGAGGGGGAGAAAAACATTACCCCTTCGGGTGAGGTTCTTTTTGGTGAGTTTGATACCGCATTTAATAAGAAAAAAGATGACTATAAAAACGAAATATTAAAGAAGTTAGCCAAACTTGATTTAGCCGTAGGAGGTAATTGAAATGGTAAAAGTTATTGTTCAGTCGGACCCCTCTTTGAATGTAGTTAATTATTCTGCTGGGAATGGAGCCTACACTAATGCTGTTAAGATTGCCGCCCTGTTAGGCGTTGCTGATTTCGTTTCAATTGATGCTGTGGGTGCTACCTCTCCGACCTTAGAGGAAGTAGGAGATTTAATTCGTAGGGCTGAGGACTACATTGATGAATTTACTAACGAGTCTTGGAGAGAGAATCTTGCTGAGAACGAGTTTCACGACTTTGACTTTTTTGACAAATTTGTTTTTTACTATGAAGACTACGCCGGAAAGGTTAGAACTGAACACGAAAATATTAGAAAGATTATTAGAATTGCATTTTGGGAGGGCTCGTCTTATAGGGATGTTGCCTCGGCGGTTTCCGTTGTAACGATTAGCGACCACACCAACATTACATCTATTACTTTGGGTGCGGGCTCATTGTCTTGGACTCTTACTGCGGGAACAACTAATTCAAACTCACAGTTTAATAAATCGTTTGGGAAGAGAACTACGGCTCACGAGTTAGCCTATCTAATCAATGAGCAACCTCCAACCCTTACTGCTTCTTTTACAGGGGCTACTGCTAACAAGGCCTTGAAGGATGGAACAGACACCTACAACATTTCGGACTTTTTCTATGCTAGTGTTGAGGAAGATGAGACAATCACAATCGTTTCTTTGTTGCCCGGTTCCGATGGGTCGGCTTGCACAATTAGCACTTCGGGTAGTGGAGTTAGTGCTACCTCCTTTACAGATAAGGAGGAGTATGACAGAAACCAAAATTGGTGGGACATGAAGGATTCCGGGGATATTTTCTTCCGGGCGGACTACCCTTTACATTCAAAACATTCTGTAAAATTAACTTACACCTATGGCAATCATAGAGTTCCCGCTATCATTGAAGAAGCGGCTACAAAACTCGTGGCTTGTGAACTGCTGGCTAGTGATGATTCATATGTTCTCGTGGGGGACGACTCTACGGGAATTGATATTAAATCAAAATACGACTCGTATAAGCAGGATATTGATAGGATTCTGCGAATGAAGAAAAGAATTAATTATTATTTGGATAACGATTGAGGGGATATTATGGGATGGTGGAATGTTGTTAAAATGGTTAGAACCAACGAGTATAGCGATGCACAGCATTTAGATGAAAAGGCCTTTGTTGTAAATGATGCTATTTGGCTAGAAGCAGGTGGTCGTCCGTGGAAAAATGACGATGCCGAGGGTTGGAAATACATGGATATTGAAGACATTGAGGAATCAATAGGTCGTAGGTTAACTTACGATGATTTTAGAATTCATTACAGAAACGGTTTAGCACCTAACCCAGTTTTAATTGATAGACTAGGTGGGCCACAAAAACAAGACCAAATTTTAAGAGAAGCCATGTATAATTTATTGGATGCGGCGATGGTTAGACAAATTTATCCCGACCCCTTTATAGAATTTTTAGATAAAAAACCAAATCACCCTTTGGTCCCCACAATCATGGGTCTATTAAAAAGCCGCTATGGTTATAATGAAAGAATGCTTGAACAAATTATTGAGGAGCAAAGAAAATTTAGGGGTGAATAAATATGGATATTTGGTGGGATATTATTCAAAAGAAAAGTAAAGCCCGCCGTAAGAAAGGTTCAAAGCGGGCTAAGAAAAAAACTCGCAGGGGTGGAAAGTCCACCGGCAAAAAAGACGCTTGTTATTACAAGGTTCGTTCTCGGTATAAGAAGTGGCCCTCCGCTTATGCTTCCGGAGCGTTAGTTCAATGCCGAAAAGTTGGTGCTAAAAATTGGGGCAACAAATCAAAAAAGAAGTGATACTATGTGGAAAAATATTATTAAAGCCGACTTTACTAGAACAATCGCTATTCCTATTATGGAAGAGATTTTTAATTCCGGGGCTTACCCCACAACAATCTACTTAAGTTCCGAGGAGTTTGAAATGCTCAAAGACGAATTTCTTTCTAGATACGGAGAATCACAAGGTCCAAACACGATTAGAAGATTTAAAAATGGACTGAGACAAAACCCCAATAAGTATAATAACGCTATTTCTGCCTACGCTAGAGTTGCAGGCTTTGAAATCTTAAGAACTAAAAGGTTGTATGACTAATGAATTTTACGGATAGGGATTAGATGGTTAAGAGGCGTAATCAGGTTAGGCGTAGGAAGGGAGAACCAAGTCAAAAAAGCGAGAAGGTTAGACCAAATAAGCCCCATTACAAAAGAAAGGAGAGGTAATTATGTGGGAAAGAATATTAAAATTTGAAATTAGAGGTTTTAGCGATGCTAGGAGAGCAGGTAAAGAATATGCGTTAGAGGACTATTACGAGTCTATGATATTGTCGGAGGAAGAATATCAAAATTTATCTAACAAAGAAAAACAAGCATTACATGTTAAATTAGGAAATCTATTAAAACATTTCGGAAAAAATTCGTGGGATGAAGAAAGAAAAAAATTTCATTTCGCTATGAATGCAAGAGCAGGTCGGGGGGTCCCATCAACAATGCTTCCTACTGAGGACTACCAAAAACGCCCAATACAACAAAGACGAAATAAAAGGCAACAAAGACGAAATAAAGAAGAAGCACGACAAGTAAAAGAAGTAATGGAAAGAGCAAAAACTAAAAGCCGAATGATTTTAGATTACTTTAAAATGTGGGAAAATATGTATAATAGACTTCCCACCTTAACAGAAATTACTAACTCCGAAGGCAGACCCCTAACCGTAGATGAAGAAAGAACCTTTAATGAAGAATACGCTATAAGAACGCAGGAATGATAATAATGTGGGAAGAAGTTCTTAAGAAGAAAAAGCGCAAGAAGTCGGGAGATAACTTCAAGCGTGAAAAGGACGAAGGACTTCACGGCTGGTTTTCTCGTAGGGGAGGAAAAGAAGGCAAAGGCAAAAAAACTCAAAGGGGCTGGATTGATTGCTCAACCTGCGGGTCTAAGAATGGACCAAAACCCTGCGGCAGGAAGGATGCTTCTAAGGGCAGAAAAAGAAGATGCCGCCCTACTTGTGCGGCTTGTAAAACTTACAAAAGAAGGAGAGGAACACGATGAATTGGAAAGACACATTACAAAAAAGAATGAGTAAAAAAAGTAGAGAGGCGTTTAACCAACAGGTTATAGAAATTTTATCTAAAGAAAATAATCTACCTGCCGGGATTATTTATGACCGTTTGTCTAAAAGGTTTAGAAATCAAATAATTCCGAGAGCGATTAGTGGGTATTTAAAAAGAGTTCCGGGTGTTTCCTATACGGCTGGTAGAGATGCCATTTATACTCTTAATTAGAAAAACTTAATAAGAAAGAAGCAATAAGGTGATGACATGAGCGATTGGTGGGGTGTAATCAAGGAGCCTAGAAAAATACCTCGTGCTAGAATTTTTGGCAAAAAATACGGAACGGGTAAGCCACTTACCCCCGAAATGGAAGCCGATATTGAAGCCGTCGTTGAAGAGGAATCTAAACCAAAGCCAA